CGGACTACCTGGACGCGGCGGCCGCCGGCGTATGGGATGAAGTCATAGGCGCACATCATGAGCCGGCCCGGATCGCGGGCCCGGACCTCGCGGCGTACTGCGGGCAGGTGGCGACGCAACGGGACGCGCGGGCCCGGATCGCGCGCGAGGGTCTAATCGTGGAAGATGAACGCGGCCGGCCGGAACCTCACCCTGCTATCGCTATTGAGCTAAAGGCGACGGCGGAAATTCGGGCTTGGGGCGATAAGTTCCGGGGCCGGACGCCGCGGCCTGAACCGCGGGGCCGGTAATGGTCAACGGCTGGTGGGATTCTCCGATATCCGCGGCGCTGCTGCTGGTGGTCCTCGCGCTGCTTATGGCGTGGGGGGTGGGTTAGTGGTCAATTGCTTTGAGATGCGCTGGCCGGTGCTGGATCCGGATATGCCGGCCGCTGACCTGATCCGGGAAGCTATGGCGGACCTTGAAACGGAATTGCCGGCCCTGGGGATGCGTCCGCTATCCGCGCCGGTGTTCTCCTGGATTGTCTCGCCGCGGCTCAACCGGCATACCGGCGTGTTCCTGGTGGCTCGGTTCGCCGTGGCGGACCTCGGAAGAATGGGGCAGATATGACCGACAAACGGGGCAGCGTCGGCAGGGTGCCGGGCGTGGACGTCCACACTACGCCGGAAGCGGAAGAACGGGCGGAACGGGCGGCGGATAACCCGGCGCTTGCGCGGGAAACGGTGGAAACGGCGGAACGGCGGGCCCGGCAGGGGTGGCCGTGGCCGGTATCCGGGGACGCTACGGCGATACTTCAACCGGGCAAAATTCCGTGGGGGGTCAAGCGTCTTGGCCGGCTCAAGTGAGCCGGCGCGCGTCGTCCTCGTCGATACCGTATCGGCGGCCGTGGCCGTGGACCGGCCGCGGGGGACTATTCGCCGTTGGGCTAGCCAGGGGCTCTTGGAACGTAAAGGTACTGACGGCGGCGGGCGGGCGCTCTATGACTTGGCGGCGGTCTATGCCGTCTCGGTCCGCTTCCCCAAACGAAAGGGCAAAAAATGAACGGCGAACATGAGGATACGGCGTGGGTGCATGGGTGCGCTTGCACTGAATCCGCGGTCGTGCCGGGCTGTCCGGTCCACCATACGGCGGCGGACTGGCGGGGCCCGGTATCGCGGCACTGCGCCGGCGGGCAGCACGCAAAATGTCCGGGTTACGGACCGGTGGAGCGGCCCGGCGTGTTCCTGGCGGTTGAGTGGTGCGGGTGCTCGTGTGGTTGCACTGACCGGCACGGCGCGGCCGCGTAAGTTCCGGCCGTGAAAATGGCGATAGCGGACCCGCCATACCTGGGCCGGGCGGCCCGGTGGTACGGGCCCGGCGGCCGCGGGTCCGGCTCGGGCCGGCACCGGCCGGATGAACACGCCGGCGCTGCTGAGTGGGATAACCCGGCCCGGCATACCCGGCTAGTCCTGGACCTGCAGCGGGACTTCGGGGCGTGGGCTATCGCTGCCGCGCCGGCCTCGCTGCCGGTGTACCTGGCAGCTGCGCCGGCGGCGCGCGTCATGGTTTGGCACCGGCGGAACGCGCCGCCGTCCGGGGCCCGGTTCCGGTCATGCTGGGAACCGGTGCTAATCTCGACGCCGCGGACCGGGCGCGGGTCCGGGGTGCCGGGCTCCGACGTGCTGGACACGCCGGCTATGCGCGCCGGCTTCGTCGGGGCTAAGCCTCCGGCCTGGACTCGGTGGGTGCTCGACGCGCTGGGCTATGACCCGGAACGCGATGAAGTGGTGGACCTGTTCAACGGGTCCGGCGCGGTCGCCGGCGCGGTGCTAGACGCCGCCGGCACGCTGCCTATTGCCTGGCACGCGTAACGTCTGCGCTTCCGCGCTGATCCGGGAAGCGCGGGCCCAGGCACGGTTCGCGCCGGCATAGTCGCCGCGGTTGCTCCGTTGGTTGCCTATCCGTTCGACGTGCCGGGCTAGGTTCATAATCCGGCGGTACCGTACTAGGTTCTCGGGTGGAACATGCACGCTTGTTCGCTTTCGTGGGGCCGGTGCCTCGCGCGCCGGCGGCGGCGTCGGGGCGCTGCACTCCGGACACTTCGGGTCCGGCGGGTGGTCCGGGTTCCGGGTCCATTCGACATACCGGGCGGCGCGTCCGGTGATCCGGCTCTTGTGCTCGACGGCGTAACCGTGGCGCTTTCCCTCGACGGCTTCACCATAGGGCAGGGTATAGACGCCGCCGGACTCGCCGGGGCTGCTGCTGTCGCATATGTTGAACAAGTACACGGCGGCTAGGTGACCAGGTGGAATAAAGACCATAGGGCGCAAGCGGCGTTTATGACGGCGCAAACGAAAGCTATTCGGAAACTGCGGCGGGTAAAGCGGCGGTACCTGAGAATAACCGGGTCCTTGGCTGAGTCGTACGGCTCGGCGCTTATGCTGACGTATCCGCCGGCAAACGGCCAACGGCAGTCGCCGTCGTGCTCGGGCTCAAGCCGGCACGGTCCAAAAGAAAACGGGCCCGGCGCTTGCTTCCCGCACGTAACTACTCCGTACCTCGGGGTACCCTGGGCGGCCGGTTCCGCGGTCATACCAGGATCCAATCTAGGCGTACCCAATTTAGGTAATTGGGTTGCAACATGAGTAAGCCGGCGTAACCCTGGGCCTTGCCGTTTACCTCGGCCAATAGGTGCGACGGTTCCGGGTGGCTCTCCCATTCCTGGCCGGTGATCGCATAGCGGCGCGTATAGGCGTCGTCTACCCGTCCGGGGATTAGGCCGGCGGTAACCTCCAATATGAACTTAGCGCGCTGCTCGGTCTGCTCGGTCATGGGTTGCGGGGTCCTCTCGGGGGGTGGGCGACTCGACTAGTCTAGACGCCGGCCGGTGCCGGCGGCCCTTACACTGCGCGGCCCACGCGCGTCTTGTTGAATGTCTACAATTGGACGTCTATAAAAATTGGCAGATTCCCGCGTAACTTTTTCGTGCCGCGCGTCCATCTTGACTGGACGGTTACGGGTAGTGAACACTTGGGGGCAGGTGGCACAAGTGGCTCGGCTCCCGTTCTGCTGCTGCTGCTTAGGTCCTCCGGTGTCCGTTCCCCCATTTGGATACTGGGGGGCCGTTCTCATTTCAGCGGGTGCCGTCCTGAATCCATACGGGGGGTACCCTGCCTAGGGGCGGGGTACCTGACCATAGGGCAGGGGGTGGCCTATGGCAAACGGGGCGGCCAACTCTCGGCATACGGCTAGGTTCAAGCGGTTAGCTCGGGAACTGAGGGCGCGCGGTGATGCGTGCTGGCTATGCGGTGACCCTATCGACTACACGTTGCCGGCCGACCATGACTGGGCGTTTAGCGTGGACCATATCAAACCCTGGTCCCTTGCTCCTGAACTGAGGGAAGACCCGGCCAACCTTGCCGCTGCTCATTCCCTATGCAACAAACGGCGCGGCAACGGACCTGCTCCGCTTGGCCTCGGTCTGCGGTCGCGGGCCTGGTAGGCCGGGCCCCGGTTACCTTGAAACGGGCCGGCTGTCCTCTCCCCTGGGGTAAGGGGGTCCAAATCTCTACAGGTGGGCCGGGGACCGCAAGTTGCCGGCAGTGATCTATCTCCCTCCGGGGGGGTAGGCCGGGTCGCGCGCGCGGGGCAGGTGCGCGGTTCCCGTCTAATGCTTGTGTACGGCCGGCCTAGGGTGCTTGGATTCTCCACGGTTTCGCTACGCGGTGCCGGGTCCTGACCTGGGCTAGTCCTAGAATCTCGCGGCGCTTGTAAACGGCGCGGATGCTGCGGCCTAGCTCAAGGGCTAGTTGTTCGTACCCGGTGCCGGCGTCGATGCCGGCGCGCATCCGGTTGTCGTCCTCGGCGGTCCATTGCCGGCGCTTGTTGGTCTGCTGGGCCTCGGGCGGCCGCGGCGCGGGTACGCCTATGCCGCGGACCTCGCGGTCCTGCTTTTTGCGGGCGTTGTGGCAGCGGTGGCAGGCGTGCCGGCGGGAACCGGTGCCGGATAGGACGGGGAAGCTGTCGCCGTCTGCCAGTTCTCCACACTGCCGGCAGGTGCGCGCTAGGACGGTGCGCGTGCCGGAAGAAAACGGGCTGTTCGGGCCCTTGCTGGGTAGGCGGTCCACCGTATCAACGATAAAGGGGCGGGGTGATTCTCATGGATTGGGTTGTGCTGCTGCTGGCGCTAATCCTGGTTGTGCTCATTATCGGGGCGGTGCGCCGGTAATGGACGTCTGGACTACTACTAATGAGGCCATTCAAGCGGGCAAGTCTGCCGGCGTCATTACGGCTATGGACGAGGGCGCTTGTGTGGTGCTGCTCCAAATGGCGGAACGGCTCGACGATCCGGACTATCCGGTCATTGACGGGCGGTTCGATAACGTGACGCAAGCGCTCTACTTCAAGGCTTGCGAACAACTGGGCCTTACTCCTGCCGGCCGTACCCGTCTTGCTGAGAAAAAAGATACGGGGGGCGGCAAACTTGGGGAACTTCGGGCACTCAACGGCGGGGCGGCCTCGGGCCGGAAGCGCTCCGGCTAAGCTCTACGGCGATGAGGTTCCGCGGGTCTTTACTCCGCCGTTGCGGAAGCTGACGCCGCGGACCTCGGCCGGCTTTG